AAAAGAAAGAACTGCTAAAACATTAATTACTTTTTGCATAATAAGCCTCGTAGTATTTGGTAATGCCATTACAATTTACATTACCTTGGGACACCCAGTCATGGGCACACTCGTATATAGATCGATTACTATATTCTGATTTTTTTTCATTGTCAAGATCAACGCCATACCTACTCAAAAGAATAAGAAGAGATTGTTCTCTGAGTTTGAGTTTCTCTTTACTGTATCTCCAATCACCAATCATACCAACACCATTTTTCTTGTATAGTCATATGCATAGAGTTCACGGTTCCCTTTAATACCCCAACCCAACCAATAATAAGCAGGAACCATGTATTGGGATATGGTTTGTCCACTACCCTCAAACTCAGGAAGCATTTTTTGGAATTGATTTTCATTAATCATATAACGTGTCTGACACTCAAGAGTGCTAGGATCACANNCATACTTATTAGAGAAATATCTCAACCCCAGATAACGCTGTGTAGAGGTCCACTGAATGAGTCCGTACCCACCCCTATGGCAATCATTGTAAGAAACTCTAGCACCTCCCTCGCAGATGTTGGGATAGAACTTACTTTCTTGTTTAATGTTACCCATGATCGTTGCCAAGGCATTTCGATCTGTGATTCTTGTTCTTTCTTGCAATTGTTTGAGGACATATTTTTCATTGTCTGTGCATGTTGGGCAAGTCCATGTAGCTAGTGGAACAACTTCAATAGGTACAGCTGTGTTCTCATCTTCAGTAACATCAACTGGTAAGTTGGCTCCTGTTGAGGCTTGTTGACAACCTACCAACAATACTGCCAGTAGAGGTGTTAATAGTTTCTTCATGAGTCAAATAAAAATCTTAAGTATTATAATAGTATTATGTATCTCAGTCAAATCTCAAAGTAATCCTTACGATAATAACGATTCATGATATTGGAATTGTAGTACTTAGGAGTACCATCAACCATAGATTCTGTGAGAACATTATTTTTAAACAATGCCTCAGTCTCAGCAAAGTTTGTCTTACCTTTGGTTTTGTGCAGTGAAAGGATCTCCCTACGAAACATGTGAGTCCCAAGGAGTTTAACATCTGACTTCAGTTCATCAGATGAACCGTAGTACACTTTCCAATCTGACTCCTTCTTCACTCTTCTTTTCTTTCCTGGAGGTTTTCTGTGGAACCAAAAAACCTTTCTCCCAATGTAGAGTCGTTGGTTTGTGAGATTGGTAATGAGATACACAAACCCATAAAAGTCGTGAACATCATCACTAGTAAAAGGTCTCTCCAAAAAGGTCCAGGGGTTCTCGTAGTCACACACATAATAATTTCATCTACGATATTTATCGGTGCCAATCCCCATCACCAGTCCAGATGTATTCTGTGGCTCTATCTTCTGTAGAAGGGTATTGAGATTTGCCATATACCCTTCTTACATTCTTAATCTGTTCATCCATAGGTAAAGGATGGAGATTGATGGGCTTCTCATACCACCACTCTAAAGATTTNTTNAATANCNTATGTGCCATACCACNAAAAGGTGNNCTGAGACTATCAGACCACCTCTTATANGANAAAAGAGANTTATTNTAGGGATATCTCCCTTCTATCTCAGAGTTTAAAGTCTGAGAAAGTGTCTTTTTGTACATCTTGTTTGATTCCACCGACGACATAAGATTCAACTTCCGTTTCTTGTGGTGCCACTTGCAATCCTTTCGAGGAGATCCAGTGTTGGGTCCAGGGAAGGGGATTGTTCTTAGCAGGGATATCATAGACTGGCTTCAATCCTATACCCTTCATACGTCTGTTGGCGATCCACTCAACATACTGTTGCAATAAGGTATCGTTTAGACCAATCATGGAACCGTCTTTGAACAGGTAGTCAGCCCAAGCCTTCTCCTCGTTCACAGCCTTATCGAACATTGCATAAACCCACTCTTCTTCTTCCTTGGCGATCTGTTTCATCATAGGATCATCACCCGCCTTCCACTTATTCAGAATGTTTTGGGTGATTGCCAAGTGTTGGTTCTCGTCTCTAGCAATAAGGGAGATAATTTTTGCAGAACCTTCCATGAGTTTAAGTTCACCAAAAGCAAAGCTACAAGCAAAAGAAACATAAAAACGTATTCCCTCCAGTATATTGACATTTGCTACTGCTCTATAAAGTTTACGTTTGACTTCCTTAATCTCATACTCAGTTGATGGAGATCCTCTAAAATCTGCAGACCACATACCAGTAGTTCCCCAGACTTGTGCAGTGTTGATAAAGTCATCATATGACTCTGTGACACTCTTGGCACGATCTAGGATCTTTTGATCAGTGACAATCTTATCTAATACATCAGCTGGATTAGGATAGATATTTTTAATAATGTATGTGTAGGAACGGCTATGGATCATCTCCATAAATCCCCAGACTTCCATACAGGCTTCCAGTTCAGGAAGTGAACAATATGGAATGAATGCCATACCAGGACCACGACCCTGAATAGAATCCAACATGATCTGATACTTCAGATTAGAAGTATAGATATGTTTCTGTTCTGGACGGAGAGACTGATAGTCTCCTCTATCTTTCTGTAGTGAAACTTCTTCTGGTCTCCAGAAGTATCCAAGTTGTTGTGTAGTAAGTTTTTCAAACACCGGATACTTGTAGGTGTCATACCTCTGGACTCCCAGAGGCTTACCAAAGAACATTGGTTGTTTCTTGGCATCATGCACTTCGGTATTAAACACCGTCATACCTTTCACTTGATTCATAATATCCTTGTCACCTACTGGTGAAACTTTAAACTGCACAGGATTCACACTCTCCCTCCTCGGCTTGTGATAGTTCTAATAACAATTCATCTAACTTCGACTGCGGCTCTTCATCTACTTCATCAGACTTTAAGTCATGAGTGTTCTGATAGTAGGATGTCTTCCAACCATATTTATAAGTTGTGAGAAAATCCTTTGCCATCTGAGAAACAGGAACTTCGTTGTCAGGATAGTTCTCTGGATTATAACTCCAATTACCAGAAATTGCCTGGTCAAAGAACTTTTGCATCACAGCTACTATTCTAATGTATCCACCATTATCTTTCATATCCCACAGAAGAGTATAATTATTCTTCAATGAGGCATACTGGGGAACAATTTGCTTAAGAGGCCCTTTCTTGGACTTCTTAATGGACAAGTATCCACGAGGAGGTTCGATTCCATTGGTTGCATTTGACACAACGGAACTACTTTCCGATGGCATTTGTGCGGACAATGTTGAGTTCCTAAGACCGTATTTGAGGATATCATTCCTAAGCATATCCCAATCATGTTGCAACTCCGTTGATACTAGTTCATCTACATCTTTCTTATATGTATCGATAGGAAGTGTTCCACTAGAGTACTTGGTACGACCAAAGTATTCACAGTGACCTTTCTCCTTAGCCAACTGATTAGAAGACTTCAGAAGGTAATACTGGAAGGACTCAGAGAGTCCATGGACAGCATCCCATGCCTCTTGTGAATCATAAGGATAACCCAACTTTGCTAGGTAGTGTGCTAATCCAATGTAACCAATACCCAGAGACCTTCTTGCCTTGGTTGCAAGTTCAGCTGCGATGATTGGATAGTCCTGATAGTCAATCAACTCGTCTAGACCCCTTACAGCTAAGTCACAGAGGTCTTCTAGTTCCTCATCAGACTTAATCTTACCAACGTTGACTGCTGAGAGAATACAAAGTGCAATCTCACCAACCTGATCATCAATATGTGATAGAGGATATGTGGGGAGAGTGATCTCTTGACACAAGTTACTCATCTCAATCTTATCTTTGAAGGAGGAGTGACTGTTACAGTGATCGATGTTCATCAGATACAGACGACCTGTCTCTGCTCTTTCTTTGAGGATATCGAGGATCAGTTCTTGTGCCTTGATAGTCTTTCTTGGAGTAAACTTATCTGATTCATAGCGTACATAGAGATCGTCAAATGTATCAGTACCAAAAGCATCATAGAGACCTGGTACGTCATGCGGTGAGAATAGGCTAATCTCTCCATTCTGGATGAAACGTTCGTAGAAAAGTTTTGAAATTTGGATTGAGTAGTCAAGTTTGCGTACCCGATTGTCTTCTGTGCCTTTGTTGTTCTTTAAGACGATGATGTCTTGGATTTCTTGGTGCCAGATGGGGAAGTGGACTGTCGCTGAGCCACCACGAATCCCATTTTGTGTACAGCATCGTACAGTTGATTCAAACTTTTTAAGGAAAGGAACAACGCCAGTGTGCTGTACTTCTCCGCCCCTGATTTTACTGTTGATCCCACGGATCCTGCCAGCGTTGATNCCGATGCCAGCCCTNTGTGCGACATAACGGCCAATGGCCATATCAGAACTAAAAATNCTATCCAGGGTGTCATCAACATCAACCAGAACACAAGACGCAAACTGGCGTAGGGGAGTTCTGACACCCGCCATGATTGGTGTTGGGATGTTGAGTCTGTGTTTTGAGATGGCATCGTAGTATCTTCTGACGTAGGAAAGTCTTGTTTCTTTTGGATACTCACGGAAGATTGTCAATGCAATCATCATATACATGAACTGAGGAGTTTCGTGTACCTTTCCAATACTCCTATCTTGTACTAGGTATTTATCCACAACCTGCCTCAAACCAGCATATGTGAATAAAAAATCACGATCGTGATCGATGAAAGTTTCTATCTTCTCAATCTCTTCTTGTGAGTACTTTGTAAAGACATCTCTATCATAGTGATCATCATATGCCAGTTTGGTGATGTGATCAATCAAAGAAGGCATCTCTCTTCTACCGCCATACAGTTGTTTCCTAAGAGAGAACAGAAGGAGCCTTGCAGCTACAAACTGATAGTTGGGGTGATCCAGATCAATCAGGTCACTGGCACTCTTAATAAGGATCTCTTGGATCTCAGCAGTAGTAATACCATCATAGAACTGAATACCAGATGTCATCTCTACCTGACTTGCAGACACACTTGATAATCCATCACACGCCTCCTCAACCATAAGATGCATCTTATCCAGGTCAAGTGATTCAACACGACCATCTCTCTTCTGAACCTTTGTACCGTTACTCATACTTTTTTCCAACTGGTAAACTTTAGTTTTGCTTCTAATCCTTTGTAGGTGTTTTTGTCTATGATCTCTTGAACTTTATGTCCACTTAAGACCATATCATTTATATCCTTTTCCCGAATATTGGAGGGCCAGATAACGACTCTATCTCCTTGAGAAATTGTTTGTTCAATTCTTCTGGTGATTTGGGCGTTGCGTGGTTCGTTATCATATATCCAGACAGGATTACTAATCCCGCAACTGACAACATCAACATCAGCTCCACACATAGCAACCGAGTTGCGAATGAACGTAGAGTCGAATGGTCCTTCTGTGATATAAACTGGAAGGGATTTGTCAATCTCATCGGTTCCATAGATCTTCGGGGCATCCTCATCCAACATAACGGTTAAGTATTTAACAGGGTTTGTAGATAGGGCTCTACCCTGTAACCCTATAAGTTTCTCATTCCTGACAAGAGGAATTACAATTCTAGATTCACCAAACTTTGGATGTGAAAAAGAACCTGGTTTAATACTATTAACAAACTCTTGAAAGTTCTCTGCATAGTAGAAGTTACCACTCAAGATGGCTCTGGATTCCAAATAGTGTTTGGATGAAGAAACACTAAACGCAGAAGGAAGATCTATAACAATCTTCTTCTTGAATGTTGGTTTAGTATTCCTCATCTTACTAAACATATCTTCAGGTGATTCTGTCACAAAGTTCTTACCAGTATTACCTTCTTTGAACTTCTCAAAAGTATACTGTTTGTAAGTCTGAGGATCTAAATCTTTTAGAAAATTAGCAAACGAAACACTGATACCACAGTTGTGGCACTTGAAGTTAGTGTTGTTCTTGACCTGATAAAGAAAACCTCTAGCTTTGTTCTTATTCTTCTGGGAGTCACCACATATGGGACACCGAAAGTTATAAAGCTTTGGCTTTACTCGTTTGAACTTTTGAAGTCTTGAGGAGATCAAATTGATGTATTTGACATCAATAAAATCCATATCACTTATTATAACTACTCGTTATTTTACCAACATCTGATGGTGGAGTCAAGTCGAACCAATTAGTTTGTGCGATAAAAGACACAGCTACTACGCACCCAATAGCAACCCATACCTTTTTCTCTAGATCCTGTAGTCTTGACAAGACACTGTTATGATCTGAGTCCATTTTATCACGGAGTTCGTCAATCTTTGCAAATAATACAGAGTCAATCTCTTCTGACTTTGATAATCTTTCTTCATGAACAGCAAGCATTCTGCTAACTGTTGTATTTACCTCAGATAATTTTTCAATAGTTAGATCTAATTTATCTAACAGAGGTTTAATATCATCAACTCTCTGTTGTAGTATAGCCAACTTAACTTGATCGTCCATTTTGAGGCTTAAAGTAAGGGTTGAACTCTAATGCTTTCTTTTTGTTTTTTCTATTTTCTCTTTTTTCCTTTCTACCCATCAGATCACTAATAGCCTTTCTCACAAACTTATTACGACCATCAAAATTCATTGGTTTATCATAACCAGCAGTTGGTCCTTTTGCATCAGAAGATCCACTAAACCCACCGGATCCACCAGGAGGATTAGCAACCATTCCTTCTTCACTTACACTGAACTCTTGATACATGGCAGATCGAAATGCATCGATTACCCTATCAATTTTCTCCCTTTCCATCAGTAATACCTCTGAGTTCTTCTAAACAATATTCATCTACCTCAAGATCATGCAAAGATGTTCTTGGATAATCAGGCAATCTATCTAAGAATAAGACAAAAGCCTTCAATGAAGGCCACAGGTCCTCATCCAGCTTAAAGAAAAGCATGGGTGTCGCAGCATCTCCAAAGATATTATAAAGAATAATAAAATGGTTGATTAGAAGATGAACCTTCAGATCAGAACCATTTTTATACTTCCTCAGGAGTCGTTTGATGTATCGAAAGATGTTTAAGTCTTTCTCAAAGTCATCAACACTGACTGCCTGAGGATTCTCATAATTTTTAATAGCGAATAGCAGAAAGTTATCTGCGTTCAATTCATTAAATATCATTTATCATTTGTTAGTAGGATATACAATAGATCCAGCTCCAGTTGTAATACCAGACATGGCAACTAAAGTCTCTTTCTTAACTCTCAGATTTCCTTGTGAGTCATTATATGTAGTAACACCAACCCAGCCTTCTGCTGTGACCTGATATGAAGGAATCACTCCTCCAGCATTAGCCACACCATAAACCAAAGAATCGCCTGACAGTGTTCCTTTCTTAGAGTAAGTAGAATCCTTAATGCTAGACTTAGGAAGTTGAGATACTTTAAATTGAGCTCCACTAATAGCGCCACCAGTCAGACCCATGGTCGAACCAATCGTACAAGAAATAGTAGTAGCGATACTAACGATGACTGCATCACCAAAATAGGCACCACCACGGGCACCGAATCGAATAACATCACCAGTTGATGCTGCACCCACTTGACCGAACGTTGTGCCAGTTCCTGTTACGACGCCCGTAGAATAGTTCAGGGCAACGGTACCCGTCGATCCTACGTTATCGTTATTTCCCCAAAGTGCCATGTTTCTGCCTTAATAAACTTTGTTATGTTAGTAAATATTTATAAAAAAATAGAACCCCTATAGGGGGGTTCTATTATCATTCTTCTCTGTTATTTATTGCCTTTGTGACAACCTCAAGGAGTTGATCGTCCATATCAGTCTTGGTCAACTTAACTGCCTTAGAAAGAATAATAAGACAGATCTCAACCATTTTCTCACCCAGTTCTTCATTCTCAGGAATGTTTGCAACAGCATCTTTGATAATCTTTGCTGCTAATGGTAGTAGAAAGGATAGCATAGTAATAATTCATAACTACACTATATATAAATCAATCTTTATTTGATACCCACTTCTTCTTCATTTTGTCATACCTTTTCACTTCACCAGGTCTCAGTGAATCTTTTTGGTATTGATTAAAACCTTTCTTACCATACTTCATTCTTTCGTCTTGTTCTTTATATTTCTTCTCTTGATCATCAAGTCTTTTTTCACGGTTAAGATCGTAGTTCTCTCTCATCTTTTGTTCTAACCTCACTTGATTGAAGACCTGACGGATACGTTGATAGGCTGATTCATCCACCATCTTAACATACTCTTTAGATGCGTCAACCATCGCATCAACATCTTGTAACCCTACTCTCTGAACAGGATAGACATTAGAAAATCTCCACTTGGCTTGACCTGATTGTCCAGGGGTTTGATAGTCTTGATCAAGAAGATCATCTTCACCCTTGAATAACTTTGTGTCTATACCAGCAACTGGTCCTTGTGCAGGAGAACTATTAGTAAATCCTCCAGTTCCAACTTCCATCAGTCTCCTCTGTAGTTAGAACCCTTACGAGGTCCAGTAGCATCAGCCATCTTTTGTGCGTCAGTTCTAGTATCCTTAGGTTGTCTTGCTGCATTGGCAGCTGCATCACGTTGGTTCCTCTTGTATCCATCACCAGGCTTATATGGTTTACGAGGATTCATTTTGTTGTATTTAATAGTAGCTGCCATCTGATCTTTCACAGACATCTCTTCACCCATAGTCTTCTCTTTCTTAGCCTGTAGTTTATCAGCTCCCTTGGCTGTTACAGTTCCCATACCATTCTTAGCTCTGATAGTAGAAAGAACACCAGCCAATGCTCTACCCTCTGCCTTGATGGTAGGAGCCATAACTTTCATGTGAGGATCATACTTCACATTAGTTTTTCTTGCTGGTTTGATATTCTTAATGGAAGGAGCTCCAGTCATATCAGCCTCAGCGATCTTGCCAGACTGTTTATCATCATGTTCCTTGGTCTTATCCAACATCTCTCTTTTCTTCTTCTCTTCTTCAGTCTCTTCAGTAGCTAGTTTAGCTGCAACAGCCATCTCTTGCTTCTTTTTATCTGATTTACCTTTGAACTGAGGTGCATCAGACTTACGGAAGTCCTTTACAACATCACCCATATCAGCCTTAGAGATATCAATCTTCTCAACAATCTCATACATTTCTGAAATAACACCACCGAGTTCTGCGAACCCTTCAGTTACACCCTGAGGAGGATTAATTCTGATCTTATTCTTTATACTTTTCTCAGTAATTTTCTCGTTAGACTTAGAACCTTTCTTAGCCTTAGGATTCTCAAGGTTCTTCTCACCGTCAACACCGGCAACACCACTATACATACCACCAATAACTTCTAGAAGTTCTTGTGAGTCATCTCTCCAGTTTGAGTATATACTATTTTTCTTCTCTTCAGTAGCCATAGGCTTCACATAGTTCTTATCTTTGCCTGGTTTGGCGGCATCACCACCATCTACGCTACTAGAACCCTTTAATACAACCTTATCTTTCTTATCATCACACTTAGAACATCCCTTTCCACCACAATACTCACACTTGCTGCAGTCTTCAGCAATGTTCTGCATATAAACAGAAGATAGTTCATTAAGAGGATTAATCATTTCTCTGACTACTTTTTCTTATTCTTATTTATGAAGTTTCTAATATCATAACCCTTGTATGCCTTTCCACCATCTTGCAGATTAGTTGAATCACCTTTCTCAAAACCAGGAGTGAGTTTTNCAATTCTCTTGAAGTTNCCAGAAGTTCCAACCAAAGTATTTGGATGAGTCTTATCTCTCATCTCACTATCCATCTTAACTTCAGTATATTCCTTGAGATCTCTTACCCAAGACTTGAACATGATGTTATCTTCTGTCACACAGATTAGATAGTTGGTTCCTCTACGGATAACTTTACCAACCAATCCAGTGTTTAGGTTCTCAACCAACGAACTAATGTTAAAGATCTTACCAGTTACATAGTTCTCACGGAGGTTTCTCCAATCAAACTTAGGTGCAATTTCCCACAGACCCCAAGACTCTGTAGTGACTTTCATTCTTTTACGAACAGTGCTCATCAACTGCTTTGCAGTCTTATCATCCAGTGATGATGGAATACCCTGTCTAAATGCTTCAAAATCATCCTCTGATGCAGCCTGTCTCATCTTAGAGGCTGACATTCCTTCTACACCCTCACCTTCTGCGTCCCTATCACCAGCAGAAATGGTTTCAATTTCATCAAAGTTATACAATTTACCATTATATTTCTGAGCCAAACTATCAAACTCAGATACTCTATCGGATCCAACTACAATTTTAACATTAGAATATCCTTCATCATCTGCTAACTTGAGAGCATCAAAGATAGTCTTGATACCTTCATCATTGATAATGCTCTCCTTATGATCAGGGAACATCTGTTTCATCATGTTAGTTTTTTCACCTGGTTCCAAAGGGTTTTTCTTTGGATCAGTGGACCTTGATGGATAAATCCTCAGTTCTGAACCACCTGCAATACTCTTTGCACCATTAAGTAACTTCTCATGACCAACTGTTGGTGGATTAAACCTACCGAAGACTAGGGTGATTGTCTCCCCATTCTTCATATCACCATCAGTTTGATCATCCTTACTCTTCTCAACCTCAGGTTCTGCCTGTTGTTGAGATTGTGCTCTAGGATCTTCCTTAGTTGCGGCAACTCTTCCTGCCGTTTCTCTCTCTGCAGTTGGTCCTTTCTTTTGTGAGAATACTAGTTCCCCACCTACAGTTCTTGCTTGAACATTACCTTGTCTATCTACCCATCCACCTGATCCATCACTAGTGAGACCAAGTTTCTTTGCCTTCTCAGCAGCTTTAGATACTCTAGCCTCCGAAAGGAAGTTGAAAAAATCTTTCATCTTCTACATACAACCATAGTAGTATTTATCAGTTGAAATATCTTCTAAGTTTATCTAGTGATTTCTTCTCAATCAAGTGGATCATGGCGTAACTTACACCAAATACTTTACCACACTCACGTTGTGTCATCTGTTCTTTACCATCTAAACCATAACGGTAACACATTACACTGTATTCACGTTCGTTTAGAACCTTTCTCATTTGATCAATAACAACTTCTACTTCACAATCAAGTTCTCTATAATAGTCATCTGAGATAAGATCTTCAAGTGTTGAACTATCACCAATTGATGAGTTCATTGACACAACATAAGGAAGTGAGTTCTTCAATGTAGTGAAACCTTTGATATCAGTCTTCTCCAACTTACGAAGTTTCTCTTTTACATGTGAAGGAACACGAACACGACCATAATGATTAGTGTGAAACTTACTTACAAAACAATAGATCCAATAGTAAGAGTAAGTAGAAAACCTACAACCTTCTTTTGGATCAAACTTGCGAATGGCTCTCATCAAACCGATGACACCTTCTTGGAACATATCCTCATAGGAGAACTGCTCATTCTTGTAATACATTTTCTTGGCAAGTTTACTTACCAGACCAAGATTATGAGTCACCATCTTCTCCATGGACTTCTCACAACCCTGTTGTGCTGACTTACACAACTCAATCTCCTCAACATGGGAGAGTCTTAGACTAGCTGACATTAATGACTTTTTTACTATACGACAATACTAACACACCTTGATCCCTCTGTCAAGCTAGAAGGGATCTCTTAATGATTTCTTTAATTTCTTGATCATGTTTCTCCCATTCATCCTATCAAGATACTCAAGTTCTTCACGGAACACTCGACCAGCTTTCTTATCGCCCAAGATCTCTTGATCAATCAATCCCAGTTCAATTAACTTTCTATTGACTGCCTTAGGAGTTCTTTCTTCGTTACCAGCCTTGATTGATTCAGCCCAACCATCCATATATCTCTGACGATCTGCTGGTTTTGCTCCAGCCATTGACTCCAAAAAACCACGATACACATTCTCTTGAAGTGCTACTGTTCTTCTACCTGAAGGATCAGTAATGCCACGAGATAAACCAGTAGCTTTCAGAAGAGTTTTGCCCATCTTAGACTTCATTCCATTGGCCTTTTTCTTATCTTTTTCATCAGTGGCAACCTTACGGAACTCTTCTCTAAGATCATTATACCTGGTGTCATCACCACTAAAGTGTTCTCTAAGAACTTCTCTAGTTACTTCGTTACCAAGTCCCTTACCACCTTCACCTAAAAGTGTTTTGGAAAGTTCCTCACCAACACTCATAATTTCATTCTGTTTGTCAAATAACTTCTCAATACCACCAAAATCTTCTTCTGATTTATCCTTATCTGGATCAACTCTCTGTTCAAAGAAGTCTTTCATAGACAAATCAACCTTTGTTTGATTGATATTAGAGTTGATAAGAGTCATATTATCATTATTTTCTCTCTGTTCCCACTCTTCTTTACCTGGTTTCCCACCATCTTTGTTGTTAAAACCACGAACATGTTCCAAATCCATTGACTGAATGTCAAGAGGAAGACCAGTGTAGGCATCACGACCACCCTGTTCCAGATAGATTCTCCACATCAACTTAGCTCTATCATTGGTACTAGCCATACCTCTTTTGATATTACCATCTTTGTCTTTACCAAGATAATGCATATCCTTATGTGCCTTATCATCTGACACATACTTATCATTGGTAACTTGACCCTTACCTTTCAATGATTTTTTAAAAGTTTCAGGCAATACATCATAAGATGTATCTACAAAATCATCAGATACTTCAATTGAGCGAACAGAATCAACAAACTTTTTAATTTGTTCTGGTGATCCATCACCATATCCTTTGATCAAACGATCTCGATTAGCCTCTAGATTTTGAACATCAGCGTATCCAAGATTGTTCTTACCAGCACCTGCGTTGACGCGTCCTTCAAATGTTTTGGCATGAGCCATTGATGCCAAGAATGATTTCTTATCAGTAGCACTAGGAATATTATTCAGAGATTCAGTAAACTTACCAAATTTCTTCTCCATCATTTTACGTTGCCTATCAGCCAAACCTCTCATGGTTTCTTCGGCTTCCTGTTGAAACCTTTCATACTCGGTTTCAAAGGCTTCGTCATCATCTAGATCATTTTCTTCAGTAGCCTCTTCAGATTCCTGTTCTAGTTTCTGATCAATAGTGGGGAAGTCGTCAGCTGTCTTCTCTTCTGGTGCTACTGTTTCTTCTGGTGTTTCAGGTTCTTCTTCATCAGCTACCTCAGATGCCGCCTGACGATTACCTAATGCAACCAGTGTCTTAGATACTTTATCAAGGAACTCCTTTCTTTCTGGTGTTACATCTCTACCACCAGTAAATTCTTTTGCCTTAGCAGCAGCAAACTCATCGTCACTAACTCCATCAGGAATTTGTGGCAATGCTGTTGGTTGTGCCTCGGTTGTGTTCCAGTAGCATCCTTATTGAACTGACCCAATGATTT